GTTGCAAATTTTGTCAGAACCCAAGCACAAAAGTTTATCAAGGGTGAAAAAGATATTCGTGAAATAGAAGCAATTACAAAAATAAAAGACCCAGCTTTTGATGTGGCTAGAAATAAACAAAAATCAGGTCAGTATATTGCTAATGATTCAAAATCTGCACCAATTATTGATTCTTTGATAAAAGATGTAAAAGAACAAATTTCTAAAACTCCTTTTAGTGTTCAGTCTGTTTTAAATAAAAGATTAGATGATATTGTTGGTCGAGAAGTTCCTTTGTCGGAAGCTGAGAAAAGGGCTGCGCAAGTAAGGTCATCTATTACAGGTGAACCAATCCCTACAACTAAAATAGAACCAGTGAATTTTGACCAATTTGAACATTTAAGAAGAATATTAAATGATGGTTCTTTTGGTGAAATTGAGGGAGTTAAAGCACTTGACGGTAATAGAATGAAATCTTCATCAAAGACGATTGTTGATGCTATGGATGCGTTCTCACCGGGATTTAAAAATTATTTAAATAAATATGAATTATTATCACAAAATATAAATAAAGCTAGAGATTCTGTTGTTGGTAAACAAGCGTTAAGAGAGCATGGAATTTTAGAAGATTCTATTCAATATGATGTAAACCCACAAACGGTTGTCAACAATATATTAAATGGCACTCAGTCTGGAGCGAAAGATTTAATAAATTTGGTTGGCAAAAAAACTCCAGAGTTAGAAACAATATTACGTGGTTATGTTCGTAATAATATGGAAGGAATGTCTGCGGCACAGGCTAAGGCATACGTTGAAAAAATGGAAGGTTTTGGAAGAGAGTTTCCACAAATTTATAATGATATTAAACAAGTTGCTCAAGCAAAAACAGATGCAATTCGTTTAAGTCACGAAGCAGATTTAATTGGTGCTGTACCAAAAAAGTTAGCGGAAGTTAGACAGCGAGCAACTGGTGAAAATAAACTTTTTGTAGAAAATAATTTACGAACAATTAGTGGTGCTGCTGATGATAAAGTACCGCAATTAGCAACAAATTATGTAACCGAGTTATATAAAAGAAAAATTATTACTTCAGAAGAATACAGTCAAGCAGTTAAAAGTATTAAAAAAGCACAAGAGGCTTTAGATAAAAAAGAAAAAATATCAAAAAATGTAAAAACATTAATAGGTATTGGTGCGGTTGGTGCTTTGTCAAATGAAGCATACAAAGGATTAAAAGCCGGTTTTAATATAATTGGAGGTTAATATGCCATTAGAAAAAAGTAAGAGTAAACAAGCGATTACACGCAACATTATGGAATTAATGTCTACTGGTCGCCCACAAAAACAAGCGGTAGCTATTGCTTTGCGTACTGCCGGTAAATCTAAACGTAAAGCTAAACGAGGTAAACGTGCCTAAGAAACAAGATAAGGGTATTAACCCAGACTTAGAAGATGCTATTAATAATATGTTGGCTGACATGAAAACCAATGAAGAATGGACCCTGACCGACAAAATGAAAATATTAGATAGGGCATTGAAGTTAGAGGCAATTAAATTAAAGATTGCTGACGAGGGTTGGGGTAGTGGATTACTTGATGATAATGATGATAACGAGTAGAATGTGAATATCAATCATCAAAACGGGGGTTTACATGGATGCAGTTGCTGTCGTGCGTATAGCGTTAGGGGTCATCTCAGACCGGTTATTAACTATTCTTGGATTAAGTCTGAGTTTTGGATTATGTTGTTGGACGATGTGGGACCCAAAGTATGAGAGAGTGATTGTGGTTGCGTTATTTAGTATCTACAGTTATATTTTACTTATTAAAATGGAGAGTAAAAATGAAAGAAGCGAAAAGACCGAGTGAAGTCAATCAACAGATAGCTAAATCTGTACGTCCACAGTTACCACGTGACGGTAGTGCTGGCGGTGTGAATTATCACATTCCGGGTAAACGTCCTCCTTCTGGTTTTACTGCTGTATGGGACTTTAGTGGAAATACAGATACTAAACGCTCTCCTACAGACAAACCAGAAACTAAAAACAATAAATGGTGATATAAATGGCACAGTCATCATTTTCAATGTCACAACATGGCAGGACTGAGTCTTTTGAGTTACAAGTATCAAGAGGTCAAATTCCATACCATGCTCCACAAAACATCTTTGCGTATGGAACAACTTCTGCTACTGCTGGTGTATTTAGAACCGTATGGGAAAATATGTCAACTACTGACTATGTGTTTCCTACCTCTGCTTCTACAATGACATTAGTCAGTACAGTCAATACGGATACTGCAACAATTACTATTTCTGGATTAGATGCCAATTACAACATTCTTACAGAAAATTTAGTGCTAAATGGTACAACGAATGTAACGACTGTAAATAGTTACTTTAGAATCAATAGTATGTATGTGTCGACTGGTTCAGCTACCAATCCTACAGGTGTAGTGACATTGTCTGTGAGTACAACCATATATGCACAAATTAATACAACAACTGTCAATGGTGTAACAGAAAGTATTGGGACATCTCAAATGGCTGTTTATACTGTTCCTACCGGCTATACATTTTATGGTTGGAGATACGGTGCGTATTCTAGTTTTAATGGTAATACGGCAAACTACACAACGTATCGTGCATTAACCAATCTTTCTTCAGGTGTACAGCGTGTAATTGTTCAAACTCCGTTTAATACGACTTATGAAGTACAAAGACACTATCCATTCCCTTATGCTGCCGGAACAGATTTAAGATTTCAAGTTGCAAGTAGTGTAGCGACAGCAGCGGTAGTCAGTGTTAATATAGGCGGTGTCTTAATACTGAACGAAACAACATCGGCAGGGTATTAATATCGGGGGTTAATCTATATGCGTAGGTTAACAGATGGAAGATTACGGAATTGCGAGTGGAGTTAAGGGACTATCTGAGAGTCTCAACTCCACCAGAGAAGCTGGTAAAGAGCTTACTAAAACAATAGAAGGTATCCAACACGATGCCTTGGATGTGGCTCAACAAGAGTTACAACAACTCAAAAAGAAAAAACTCCTAGAAGAAGTAAGAGAAAATTCTCTTATATATCAAGCGATTGAAGAGTATGAATCGCAAAAAGCAATTATCATAGCAGAAAATAAAGCAGAAAAAGACTTTAAAGGCAAGTATGGTGAAAAGGAATGGTCTAAGGTATTAGAGTTAAAAACTGTTGTGGAAAGAGAACGTAAAGAGAATAAACTGTATTACGGACATAAATTAAAAGATGTTCAGAGAGTACAGCTATATTGTTGGTTTGCTGCTTTTGTAGTAACCTGTCTTTTGTATTATTTTAAACTTGTATGAACTGGGTGTTGTATTGGTTTGCTGTATTTTTGATTGAGTTATTTCTCATTGCTTACATTGTGTTTTTAGATTGGGAAATTAAACAATTAAAACGTAAGCCGATAAAATTTAAGATAACACGAACCGTAACGGAAGAACGAACCAAGAAAGAAATTGTGCGTGGATGATGACATATTCAAATGGTGGACAATTTTTGCGTTAATTTGTATGATGTTAATTATTCTCTTAAAGGATTGATATGGATTGGTTAGCTCAAATTGCTCCCGGAATTGCTACTGCATTGGGTGGTCCACTTGCAGGACTTGCTGTTACTGCCGTATCTAAAGCTCTCGGTATTGATGAAAAAGATGTTCAATCAACGATTGAGTCTGGTAAATTATCTGCTGACCAGTTGGCAAGTCTGAAACAAGCTGAGGTTCAATTGCAAGCAAGGGCGCAAGAATTAGGTTTAGATTTTGAAAAACTTGCAGTAGATGACCGTAAATCTGCAAGAGAGATGCAAACAGCAACTCATTCATGGTTGCCACCAACATTGTCCGTCATCGTTACAGCAGGATTCTTCGGTATTTTATTTGCTTTGATGACTGGATATGCCACTAAGTCAGATGAGTTAATGATTATGTTAGGTTCGTTATCAACCGGCTGGGCTGGTATTTTATCTTTTTACTTTGGTTCATCTGCCGGTAGTCAAAAGAAAGATGAACTATTACATCAAAGTACACCGACATGAAAGAAAATTACGAGTCCTCATTAGCGCACGTTCTCAAGAGCGAGGGATTGTGGAGTGACAACCCTCTTGACCCGGGAGGAGCTACGATGAAAGGAATTACCTTTGCGGTTTTTAAAGAATGGAAACGTAATCAATATCTTACAAAAGATGATTTAAAAAACATTAGTGACGAAGATGTACATGACTTATACAAACAACTCTATTGGGATAAGGTTCATGGTGATGACTTACCTAGTGGTGTTGATTACGCTGTATTTGATGCTGCTGTAAACATGGGTGTTGGTAGAGCATCTAAATTATTACAAGAGTCTGTTGGTGTTGCTGCTGACGGTGTGATAGGACAAGGTACATTACAAGCTGTCAATCAAGCCAATACACGCTCTTTGTTAGAAAATTTTGCTGCTGAAAAAACCGAATTTTACAAATCATTAAGTGCATTTAGTACGTTCGGTGCAGGTTGGTTAAATCGTGTGGCTGAAGTGAAAACCATATCGGAGAGTATGATTGGATAATCATTGGGTACTAGGATGTCCGGGAGCGTCAAATGCCAAGTGATGCCGATGTTATAGGAGTTATGCAAGGACAAAATGCGAGTCCTGCATTTGATTTTTTAAATACGCAAAAAGGCGATTCTTTATTACAAGAAGCACAAAAACAATATCCGTATTTAGCTGATAAAGATATTGTTTATAAATATACTCCAGATATAACAGAAGAGCGTCAATTAGAATTTGTACGTCCGGACGAAACTGAAAGACCTGAATTTTTCCCACAAGGAAAGATAGGTATTCAAGTTTTTAATCCGAGCGTAAAACCAATAGATATTCTTGCTGATTATGTTAGTCATCATGGTGTAGAAAATGACCCTCAATTGATGCAATTTTATCAACAATTTCAAAATGTTACCTCACCTGAACAAATGGCAAATAGATACGCATTTCACAAAGAAAATTTAGGTGAGAATCGAGACCAATCGGAGTGGCAAAGAATGACAGGTATGCCGGAATTGTTTAGAGGATATACATTCAAACAATTTGGTCCTGAAGAAGAAGCAAAATCATATTACACACCACAACAATTAGAAATACTTGATAAAGTAAGGAGTTATTTGAATGTCAAATAAGCCGAACCTTTCTGTTGGGAGAGGAGAAAAGCTATCCGTTTCTTCAGGAGGCGGTTTGACTGCCAAAGGACGAAAGAAGTATAACCGAGCAACAGGCAGCAACCTAAAAGCACCGCAGAAGTCAGGAC